GACTGTACATGCACCAGCATAACAGTTCTCTTGGGGCTCCCGCGCGCGGTTTTGTGGCCGCGTTTGGGGTGCTCTGCGCCGGTTTGATCAACCGACGGGGGTCCACCCTCGCTTTATTACGGTCGAGCGAGGTAGAACGACCTCTGATGGGTCCTCGTATGTTGGTGATACAAGATCACGCAACAGACGAGGCCAGCCTTCGAGGGTAGATCTCACGCGTCTTGGAAAGACGGTGGGAAGAAAGAACTCGAATCGCTGGTAGATCCGTCTGTAACGACGTCTGAAGACCTTAGAATTTAATTCTTCGGCTACTTCAGGGTCGTTCACCACTATACAGGGGTAAGGAGCCCGAGAAGTGCCATATGGTAGTTTACCATAGACATCCTCGAGTCTTTGACGTATATAGTGGCTACATTCGGGATATTCTTCTGCTATTTGATTAGCAAAAGAGATATACGACATGTAGGCGGCACCATCAGTCTTACGTCCGCTCCACAGAGTTTTCAGTCGAATCGGCGTGACCTGAACACCTGAAAAGGCATCCATTCCACATGATTCTCTGAAAGGACCGTGGACACAGCACTTGGAGCGATTTACTAAAAGGGCAAATCGCTCTAGTGTCTGAACGCTCATCTCATACCATTCGACTGGCACGATAATATCGTCGCCATAAACGAATATGAGATTGGCCACATCTCGCTGTCTAAGTCTTAGAGAGCGACTGATAGCCGCGACGAGTAGAACCCAGAATATGAAAGCTTCAACAGGAAAGCAAAGTGCTGATCCCATTGGAGCAAACTTCTTAAATTCTACTACTCTCCCATCTGGGAGTAACGTCGAGGTCGTACGGGCTGCAAGAAGAGCTTTTAGAAGAGGTTTGTTCCTTTTGAACACCCTCTCTACTAACTCTAATGCAACTCGGTCTGACGCATCTTTCAGATCAATAGTAGCAAAAGCTCTGTTGGTTAAAGTTAGATGATCGTCTGGACCCACATGTTGCTCAGCATCTAGCTGAGACTTGTGAATGTTGGATGATCGCAGAGCTATGCTTCTGTTGATCGTCTGATCCGTGAAGTTTACGTGTCCCGCTGTCCAGCTATTACGCTCTAAGTGGGATACCAACTTCCGACCCAAGCCTTGTTGAATCCACTGGTATTCCAGTGGTTCACAAGAAATGAGCCGCGGACCACGAGAATCTTTTGGAACTAATACGACTTTAGCACGACCTCGATCAAGTCGTTCTAAAGACTTATACCATTCCAATCGATCTATCAGTTCAGAGCTCCCTCCAGCTACGAAATAATCGTAGTAGGGATACTGCTGATGGATGCCGTCGTAGAGTCTGGAGAATCTCCATTTCTCTTCTAAGCGTTCACCAGTAGCGACAGCTCCGGGACCGTGTCTTGGTGTAATTTCTTTGGGATTAAATCCAAAGAAAATACTCTCAGTGATATAAGATGTAACCTCAAGAATTTCTTGAGAATCTTTATCAAGAGAAAGCTCTAAATTCTGATCAGTTAGAACAAAACCGTCCAATACTGAACGATTTTGTTCTTCACTGAAGGGAATCTCAAGCTTATACAAGACAAAGAGAACCTGACGACAGTGTTTAACTATCATCGGGTCAACTTCCTCCCGGAGGATACCAGATGCATCAAAGATGCAATTAAAATACCCCTGCATAAATGCGGGGATATTACGACTCCCGTGAGAGTGTTTAAACTCTAACGGAAGCGAGAATTGCATAGATGCCAAACCAGCATCAAGAGCTTTACCCAATTTGGGCAAAGTCTTGGTGAGGAAAGACAAACCCTCAGAATGACATCGGGATCGCAAGACCTCAATATCTTTCTGAAGGGACTTTGATGCGATACCAAGTGGATCGCGGCGGAGTAAATGCTCCGAGAGGTCGAGATAAATCTCGACTTGGCTTTTCGAAGGTTCCATAAAGGAGTCCTTTCCAAGGCCAAGTAGTCCGTCTTAGTATGTTTGGTCATCAATACACCTGCTGGATAAACATCCACATGATGTATAGTGCGCCAAGTGAGAGTAGAAGCTTCAGAATCGTGTTCAGATTATAGATGATTCCCATCACTATAACCCGGATCCTTAACCAGTTCATGGTTAAGACTCGTTTCTGAGCAGTTGTGTTAGAGCTGTAGTTCCAGCAAAGCCTGAACTTGTCCAGCCGCCGTCGGTTATAAGATCGACGAGGTATCCGGCCAAGTCCAGAATCTCTGCTGAAGAAAATACAGTAGACTGCGGCACGGCCATCGTGAAGTTCACGATTGCTGTGCGTGGCACGCCATTTGAATCAAGTTCAGTTCGTGAGAATTGAACAAGATGTCGGTCGATAGCGTTAAGACCTTGACCAGACTTAGAATGCTTGATAACAAGATTCTGAGGCTGGGACAAAGTCGAAGCAGTATCGATGCGACGAGCACCGGAGGCATCTCGGCCCTGAAGGGCAAAGGTAGCTTCGGTACCGGTGGCGTTATCTAACGTAAGGGTGTCTGACAAAGACATTCTTGACTCCTCTGTTGTGAGCTGCTTAGCCAAGTTGATGAAGCATGGCAAGCAGTAATGACTGCTGAGACGTCGAGAGTTCGTCTGGGTTCAGCAGTTCCCAGCCGAAAGAAAGTCCAACGTTTCGTTCGTATATTCGTTGCTTAATATCATAACTAGCGAACTTAACAGTATCGCTAGGAGAATGATATTGAGACGTTTGGAAAATTTCATAGACAATATCATACGTGAAGCTGTAAGTCATATTATTGACAAACCAGCCTGTCGCAGGATTGAGTCTAGTGAGATGATCCAAATGCTGTGAGATATTGAAAAACCAATCCACAAGAAAGCTTAGAGGAATAGTATTCCAGAAAGCTTTCACAGGATTGTTCAATCCCAAAGCACCGAATAGTACCCGCATAAAACCTGCAAAGTCGCTAATATAATCTAACATCTGGGTAATCCAGCATGTTGATCGAAAAATTATATTAGCACTCTTTAGGTTAAAACCAACAGTGTATAGGTCGTATAATCCAAACCTGACAGATGAATGGATATTCCGATCAAGGATATATCCTGCATCTACATGTCTAGAAAATCCGAGCCTAGTAGGAACTCCATATGTTCTATGGAGGTACTCCATACGAGCAATAGTGCTCTTAAAGAGGTTCCCGAGGGTACCTAGATCGGCGAGGAGATTATCCCAGCCGAACTTTTTATTTAGGTAGCCTCCACTGATGGTCTTCGTGATAGAATCCCCAAGTTGAGGGAGTAAATCCTTCATTTGGGAAAACCCCTGTAGAAACTCTCCAAAAGAGAGGCTCTGTGGGAAAACATCTGAGAAGTAATTGAATGCTTGCTCAGTGAGGTTATCACGAACTGACGTGGGTACACGAAGCCCAAGGTTCGTAAGAATATCTGGGGCATAACCACTTATGTCGTTAAAAAACAACATAGGAAGACGACTTCTCTGTCCACTCTCGAAGTGAACAGAACCGGCGTCTGTGGTAAAATCCTGCAGAAATCCGATAGTGCTATAGTCAGTTGTTATATGATAACAACTGCCACTGGGAAATCTCCCCTTACGCCAATATGGATCTCTATAATTTACAGTAGCATCAGCCATATAGCTGATAATAGGGTAAGATGTAGAGGGACCATGATAGGTGTAATGAACACCATCGGAACCGAGGCCGTAGTAATCAACGAATGGTATATTAATATCATCGTGATTGTGGCGGACTCGGTCATACGGACTGGACAACGAAGACCTCCTTTGCCGCACAAGTAATCAACTTGTACCGCATAAAAGGAAGACCAGCTTAAGTGC